ATTCGATTAAGTAACGTTTCTTGCTGTTGCTGCCTAAATCAATCATCAAGGCATCTTTGAGTTGTTGTTCAAAGTTAGTAAGCCAGGGGCGTAAGGTTTGAGAAAGAAATGCGCGGCTTGCCTCACTGAAATTCGCATAGCTACTATTAGAATAATCTTGTAAGAAAATCGGGCTAATATTGTAGATTCGGGCTATATCAGAAATTGTGAATGTGCGACTGGCTAACCATTCTGCATCTTGGTTTGTCATGCCTAATTGTTTATATTCCATTGAGCCTTCAAGAATAGGCGTTTTACCCGCATTCTTTGCCCCCTTGTAACGCTCAAGAGCTTTGACGGCTTTCTGAGCTTTTGCATCATCTAACCATTCTGCCGTTGAGATAAGCCCGCTTGCCATCAATCCGTTTTTCATAATGGCTGCGCCATGGCGTTGTTGAGCTAAACCTAATCCGACCGTTTCACGGCAAACTGTTATCGGAGAACGCCCCATAAATCCATCAATAGAACTATGGCGTAAATGTAAAATCTCATCTTGAAGATAGTTTTTTGTTACC